AGGGTTCCTATATCATTAAAAAATTACTTAGAGTTTACTTTAAAAAACGGTTAAGTCCTTATATATATATATATAAGAACAGTGTCAAAACCGAAATATTTTTAGTTCTTGACAAAGCCCTCATCTTATGCTATAATACTGACATGAACAGTTTCCGTAAATATCTCGCTTATCTCCGGTCGCATTATTCGTTGCTCCAAAATATTATTGAGCAAGGAGAGAATCAAACTATGATTGAGCAGGGCCGTAATACTATCGCTTTACTTGACGATATTATACACCACTTTGATCTCTTTGTCAAGGGGCATTTTCGGGATGGTGAAGAGGACGGGGATGGGGGTGGCGGCGGAACAGGCTATGATGAGGGGGATATAGACGACGAATTGCCTTTTTGAAAGGATAGGATATGGCTACTTGGTTTACTGCTGATTTACACTTAGGACACGCCAATATAATAAAGTATTGTGATCGTCCATTTAAAGATGTAAATGAAATGGATTCAACATTGATTTCCTATTGGAATACTATTATTCAGCCAAATGATACGGTATTTCATATAGGAGATTTTACTTTAGGGAATATTAATGTTGTAATTGATTATCTTGCTCGATTGAAAGGGAATATTGTTTTTTTGAGAGGCTCCCATGATTATTGGATGGGAGATTATATTGAACGATACGGAGAAGATATTTTTTCTCGGCATGACATTGTGAAGGATAGTATTCTTGAAGTTGAAATCAATCACCAAAAAATCGTAATGTGTCATTATGCAATGAGATCGTGGCCTGCAAGTTTCCACGGCAGTTGGCAACTATACGGGCATAGTCATGGTAGATTGGAGTCTAATAGACAGCCAAGACAGATGGATGTGGGAGTCGATTGTCATAATTTTATGCCTTGGAGTTATGAACAGATATATAGTGTTCTATCAAAAGACAGGGAGAGAGCGTTAGACTAATGAATAGGAATTTATTTTCGGGCATTTTTATTGCATATCTATCAGGGTGGATAATTGGTATATTATTTTGGATTATTCTTTGGAAGGCTTTATTAAACTAATGAAAGAAGGAAATTGCTATGCTGCTAGTGAAGCAGCATTTCACTTATTAGGTGGTAAGAAAGCGGGTTGGAAGATTATGCGTGTTAAGGTAGAGCCTAATGATAAGTATAGTCATTGGTTTCTAAAACATGAAACCGGAATGATCTTAGATTTGACAGCTAGACAATTTCGTGGTAAAATGAAACCGGATTATAATAAAGCAATCGGTTGTGGATTTCTTACTAAGAAGCCCTCTAAAAAGGCAAGAGAATTAATGGAGAAAATAGTATGGCAAGAAACTACCTAAAATACTGTAATATTCATGAAGTATTTTATCTTAGAGAATATCCACATATCTGTGATGGTATAATGCCGCCAGAAGTTATTAAAAGACGTTCTGAGATTCGTGCTCAGGGCTGGAAGAAAGGGAGAAAGAAATGAATGATGATAATGGTCCAAAACTTCCGATTGAACTCGGTCGTAAAAAGGCTTTGCAAATTTATTTCTCAGTACTTGGTCAAATGATGTTTATTACTACAATATTTTTATTGGGATATGTATGTGCAATGCTGGCATCACGATGAATATAGGAATAGTTGGTCACGAAGCCAAAAAATTTACACCGATAACTAAGGCCAAAGCAAGAGATATAATATATTCCTTGCTAAGTCCAGGAGATATTATTGTTTCTGGTCATTGTCATTTAGGTGGAATTGATATTTGGGCGGAAGAAATTGCTAATGAATTAAAATTAGAGACCCTAATCTTTCCACCTAAAACATTACAATGGGATGGTGGTTATAAGCAAAGAAATATCCAAATAGCGGAGAATTGCAATGAAATCCATAATATTGTGGTCGCTAAATATCCTGACTCTTATACTGGTTTACGTTTTGATTATTGTTACCATTGTCATACTAATGAGCATATAAAGTCTGGTGGCTGTTGGACGGCTAAACTGGTAGAAAAAATGGGCAAGAAGGCATACTGGCATGTCATTTGAAATCTATAACGAAGATATAATTAGTTGGATAGAGAGATATAAAGGGCCTCTATTTCACTCGTTGCTTTGTGATCCGCCTTATAATCTTGATACTGTTCGGAAGCGATTTGGTAATCCAGCTTCTGTTCCAGCACAATTTGGTAGGGACGGTTCTTTTCAAAGATTATCGAGTGGATTTTTAGGACAAGATTGGGATACTTCTATTGCTTCTTCTCCTGGATTATGGTATAATTTAGGGACATTATTACATCCTGGTGCAATTTGTTTTTCTTATACACACGCTCGAACCTATCATCGAATTGCTTCGGCAATAGAAGCAGCTGGTTTTATAATCTATCCGATGATTGGCTGGATTACTGGACAGGGCTTTCCACACCCTACTAAATTAGTTGAATATGAAGGTTACTATTATAATCGTAATGCTTTGAAAGGCGCTCTTGAACCTATCTGTGTTTTTCAAAAACCATATGAAGGTAGTTTGAAAGACAGCATTTTACAGACAGGTGCAGGAGCGTTTTGGATTGATGGGGCTAGAATTTCAACAGATGAAATAATTCCTATAAATGTTTTGGAGGGTTGGTCTGGATTTGGTGAATTAGTTAGACCAGCTTACACACCAACTAAAAACTATAAGGGACGTTGGCCTTCAAATGTAATCGTGGATAAGGGAATTGGACAGCCCTACGAAAGATTTTTCTTTGTTTCTAAACCTAATAGTAAAGAAAAAAGTTACGGTAAACATCCTACTCAAAAGCCAATTACTATGAATGAACATTTGGCTAGAATGATTTTACCGCCAGCAGAATTTAAGAATAGACGTTTATTGAATCCTTTTTCTGGTAGTGGCTCTGAAATGATTGGGGCTCTAAATGCTGGATGGGATGAAGTAGTCGGAATAGAATCTAATCAAGACTATTACAAATTAGCGGAGGATAGACTCAATGGATTGGGAAACTAAAGCCAAATTATATAGAAAGCTTATTCAAGAATTTTTAGATAGTGTTTATTCTAATAGATATAATTCAGCTAGTCCTTCTAATTATGATACTTTAGTAGAGGAATTTATAGTTAGATTTACACAGGCTCTGGATATGGTAGATGAAGAAGAATCTGAATAAGTGTTTCTATTGTCATAAAGTATATTCAAGCCCTGAAAAAGCTAGAGAATGTGAAAAGAGCCATGATATTATAATGATTCCTTTTCTTAAATCTGACCTTAATCGCTTAGTTAATTTTATAGCTACAGGAGATAGAGAGTTATTAACTGAAAGTCTTTCTAGAACTCTCTTTAGATATTTTAAAGGTGGATTAGAGGACTAATGGCTAAAAGGATACGCCCTCCGATTTGTTTAGTTTGTAAAAACCCCGTAGTATCCGGTGAAGCTTATAGAATGGTTCCTATAGATTGGATAAAATATCCAGATGAGGAAGAGAGATTTGCAGTTGCGGATAATTTTAAATTTCACCTTCACTGTTTTGAGAATTCTACGAAAAAAAGTAGAGAAAACCTTATAAAAGCGCATTATATAGCCCTTTTATAGTATAATTAGGAGAGAATTGAATGAAAAACGAGGAAATTATCCCCCTTGAGGAAGGGGGCATTGTTGCATTAGTTGATATTGATAGCCCTAAAGTTGAATTAAAAGCAGTAGCTCCGGTTTGTCCAGCCTGTGCTACTCCTGCACTTTTACGTTATGGACGTTGTATAACTTGTATAGAATGTGGATGGTCGAGTTGTGAAATCTAATGGGCAAACAAAGAACAGGCGTTCAAAGTAGAGCTAGACTTAGAAACTTAATTCAATATCGTGAATTATCCGATGAAGAATTTGAGGCTAAGTATCAAGAGGTTCTAGAAGAATCTGCTTTAGATGTTGAATTAGAACAAAAGGAGTTAGAAGATAGGATAGAAGAGCATCTAGTTTCCTTAGGACAAGACTATGATCTAGATGATATGAAGGCTAACGATAGACTTCAACTTAGAGCCCTGGCGATGGCCGAAATTCAATTATCTGATCTTGAAAAAATAACTTATAGTATTAGACAGGATGTTTCTCCTACATCAATTATGATGATAGAGAAACTTAATAATACAATGTCTAAACTAAGATCGGATATTTCAGATATATCAGATGACCTTCAACTTACAAGACGAATAAGAAAGCAAAGTTCAGAAGCAAGTGTTATAAGTTATCTTGATGATCTTAGATCAAAAGCCCGCAAGTTCTATAGAGAAAGAATGCTCTATATTTTTTGTCCAAAATGCAAACGGTTACTTTCAACTATTTGGTTATTATATTCCGAAGAAAATAATCAAATCGTTTTAAGATGTTCAAATTGTGAGCATAGATTTAATCAGGAATTGAGTTCATTATATCAAATGGATAATAAAAACTTAGAGGATGTAATCATACCTTGATAAATATTTTATTTCTTGGTGGTGGAAGACGGGTTGAATTAGCACAAAGATTTATTAAAAGAGGCTATTCTATCTTTTCTTATGAATCATCTTTTGATGTCCCTATTATAGAAGTAGCTACAGTTTTAATAGGTTCAAATTGGAAATCTTCTTTTATAGAGATTGAAAATATTATTCGTGAATATAATATTGACTTAGTTATACCTTTACAAGATGAGGCAGTTATTATAGCGGCATGTCTACGCACTGATATTCCTATTTTAGTTTCTGATTTAAAGACTGCTGTAACTTGTTTTGATAAGTATTCATTCGGTGAATTTATACTTAATAACTTTCCTGAACATTATCCAATACCCAAAGAATCACAAGAAGTTTTATTTAAACCTCGTTTTGGATATGGGTCAAGAGATATATTTTATAAAGAATCTTATGAATGGAATAATATTCCTGATGGATATATTGCTCAAAGAAAAATAAAAGGTATTGAATATTCAGTAGATTCTTATTTTAATAAATATGGGGAATGGGTTGATTCAGTAGTAAGGACAAGAGATAGGATTAGTGGAGGAGAAGTATTTAGTAGTTGTATCATTAATAATGATAGGCTACGCTTTTTAACTAAAGAGATTAATAAGCGTCTTGGAATAAAGGGGCCTTCAAATACACAATGGATAGTAGATAAAGACCGTGAATGGCTGCTTGAAATAAATGCCAGATTTGGAGGAGGTTATACTTTTAGTATGGAAGCAGGGCTAGATGCTATTTCTTTAATTGAGCATGATTATTTTGAAGGGCCTGCTCCTATAATCAATATCCAATATGATTTGAAATTAGAAAGATCATATAGAGATCATTACTTTGGGACAAAAAATAATGGATACCTTGGGCTCTCTTATAGATAAATTAATAACTATTGATATGAAAATGTGGTATGCTCAGGAAGAATTTTATAAGATTAGAAAATTAACTTATAATGAATTTCTTGAAAAATATCAAATGGATGATAGCGATGGTATTAAAGATTTATATAATTTATTTCAAAAAGCAATAGACTTAAATCTTCAAAGAAATAGATTAATAGATGAAATAGATACGTTATTAGTTGAAATGTTAAAGGATGGTCCTGATGACCGCTTTATTCAATCCAAACATAAAACCTACTGATGATTATATAATAAAAAGTGAGCCCATAAAAGATATTGAAGGGGTAGAAAAAGCTGAATCAGTAATCATTCCAGAATATAATGATGCCTTATTTCTAAGATGGAGTGTATATCAATTTATGCATGATATTGCTTCTGAATTAAAAAAGAAAAAGGTTCTTGAAATAGGGCCTCGGGATGAATCAGACCATGCATCTTTACCTATGAAAAGTATGATGCCCCCCATTTGCAGATATGAAACTGCTATTAAAAGAGAATAAAAATAAATATTTATCCTGTGATTTAAATGAAAGTATTTCAGCAGACTTTCATTGTGATGCTATTGATTTGTTAAATTATGTTTCTGAACAATCTTTTGATGCTATTATTGCTTTAGAGGTATTAGAGCATTCTCCTCGAATCTGGCAACTTCCTGAAGTTTTTTATAAACTTCTAAAAAAGAACGGAGTTCTATATGTATCTACTCCATTTTATTTGTATCACCATGACCCACATCCTGATTATTGGAGATTTACGGAAGAAGGCTATTATGAGCTTTTTCATAAATATTTTTATTTAGATATAACTAAGATTATATTTGATAATGAACGTTTAAAGCCTGTTCATTTCAGAGTAAAAGCAACAAAAAGACCCAATACATGATTCCAATTTATAAACCCTATTTACCAAAGGGATCACTAAAATATGCTCACGATGCTTTAGATTCAACTTGGATTTCTTCACAAGGACCTTATCTGAATAAGGCACGGGATATACTATCAAGCTACTATAATACTGAATACGTTTTATTAACTAATAATGGAACAGCTTCAAATCATATAATGGCTAGGATTGCCCGGCTAAAATATCCAAATGCTGCAAACTTAATAGTTCCAAATAATGTTTATGTAGCAGTTTGGAATCCTTTTGTTTTAGAGGGCTTTAAATTATGGCCTAAAGATGCTAATATAAATACTTGGAATATAGACTTATCTGATTATATTCCACATAGAACAGATATTTTACTTCTTGTTCATAACTTAGGAAATATAATAAATACACCAGAATTGAAAGAAAAATTTTCAATTCCAATAATAGAGGATAACTGTGAAGGATTTGGCGGCCTATACAGATATGAACCAAGCGGCTCTGCTGCTGATTCTTTTTCTTTATCGTTCTTCGGTAACAAAAATATTACTTCGGGTGAAGGCGGAGCCTTCATAACATTTGATAGAGATTCTTATGAATATGCATTTAGATTTCATGGTCAGGGGCAAACAAATCTAAAATATATTCATAATATGGAAGGTTATAACTATAGAATGACGAATGTTCAAGCTGCTATTCTTTGTGGTCAGCTTGAAATAATGGAAGAGATATTAGAAAAGAAACGAAGGATTTTTAGTTATTATATGAATAAATTTGATTATCCTTGTTTTAAAACTCAACTTACAGAGACAGGAACACACCATTCAAATTGGATGTTTGGAATAAGATTAATAGGAAATAAAAGATATCAGGATATAAATAAATTTATGATTGCTGCAGGAATAGAAATTAGACCTCTATTTTATCCAATTAGATATCATAAACATTTACATCCTAAGGAAAACCCACAAATTAATAAAGGGCCTGATAAAATAGCAACTAAACTAAGTCAAGAAGTAATTATACTTCCATGCTATCCTGACTTAGATATAAATAAACAGGCATATATTATAGATAAGGTAAAAGAATATGCTAGACAGAGTAATCTTTTATAACTACTATGGGCACGGGGATTTATTTACTTCTAGAGAGTTTGTTAAAGATTTCATGGGAAAAATACCATCGGAAAGGTATATATACGCACATCTTAGAAATCCGAGAATTTTGGCAGATATAGAAAATTTAGAGTACATACACCCTACTAAGGAAATGGATAATTGGAAGGCATGGGAACAAAAAGAAAATACTCTTTATATTAATACTTGGATAGGCAGGGATTCTAAGTATGTCTTACCTGGAATAGGCTGTGTAGTAGAACAATTTCATTTGATGTACACTCATTACGCTCAACAATTAAATATTATTCCACCCCTTAAATTAATGAATGAGTATATTCCTAGTATTAATTATAGAAAGTTTTATATAGGGCCTACACAGTATTTTGTAGAACATTCCACTGAGAAAAAAGTTTTAATTTGTAATGAATGGGTTCAATCATCTCAGGCTGATAATTTTGATATGGAACCTGCTATTAAAGTGGTTGCTAATAGATATAGAAATATATTATTCCTTGTAACAAAAAGACTTAATAATCCAGATGATAATATAATTTATACGGGAGATATTACTTTAGTTCCAGATAAATTTGATATAATTGAAATTTCTTATCTAAGTAGATTTTGTAATGCAATAATAGGTCGAGCTTCAGGCCCTCATGCTCATACAATGGTTAGAGAAAATTGTATGGATAGTAAAAAAGTAAATCTAACCTTTTCCTATAATAAAAATTCTAAACATTTTGTAAGTGTTGTTGATATTCCAATGAAAAGATTATGGAGTCCGGCTACAGAGACTAGAGAAGTAATTCGTCAAATGGAAGAGGCTATTAATTTATGTCTACCATGATTGGTATTGTAACTTATGGTAATATGCCTTTTACAAAAATGGCTTTAGAATCCATTTTTTCAACTACTAAATTAATTAGTAATAGAGATATTGTTATTATAGTAGGATTACCAGGAGATGTAGAAACAGCAGAATTAGCCGCATATTACGATATACCTCACTTTGTACATGAAACAAATAAAGGATTTCCAGCTTCACTAAATGATATATATGACTATTGTTGGGGTGAAAGAAAAGTAAATAATATTATAATGATGGGAAATGATGTAATGGCATATCCTTATGCTATTGATTCATTAATAAAAGTGGCTAACAGTAGTGATTATGAATGGATTTGTTCTAGGGAATATAGCGCTAAAGATTTTATTAGGGATTATCCACAGACCGAGGGTTATTTTGAAGGCCCTAAAATGATATATAAGGCATTTGATGAAAAGCCTTGGTTATTAGCGGTTCCTTATTCAGAAGAAATCCAAATAAGTGCTGGCGGATTAAGTGATGTACATAATCTTTCTTTATTTAAGAAATCAGTATTTGATAAGATAGGATATATTGATGTGAATTTTTATCCTGCATATTTTGAAGATAATGATTATGCAAGACGAGGAGTAAATGCAGGAATAAAATCTTGTACTCTTATGAATTCAGTTTATTTTCATTTTTGGAGTAGAACAATTCATCAAGGTAAAGGTTCTTCTGATAAACAATTCAATAATAATTCTAAATTTTATAAACAAAAATGGGGCGGAGACTTTGGAAGAGAGGCATTTTCTTTACCCTTTAATGGGCATATATATTCTCTTGCTGGAGTAAAAATGCAGCCCTCCCTTAAAATAGATACTCGTATAGGAGAGACTGCTCTTATAAAATATTGGCGTAAAAAATCATGATTATTGAAAAAGTTACTAAAGAGGATTTAGAATTATATGAGATTATTAGGCACCCTATTTTATGTGGTGAGTTCTATAGGAACTTAGATATTCCTGAATGGATTGATGAGAAATGGGTATATTCTTCTTATCAAAAAGAATATCTTGCGGACTTTAATTCTTATCAATCGCTTTGCTGTGGACGTTCAGTTGGAAAGACTGTTACTTTAACTGACTTTATTATTTGGACCCTTATAAATAATCTATTCCCTGGTGAATATATTCTTTATACAGTTCCAAATAAAGTACATTTGGAACCAGTCTTCAATAATCTTATTAGAGGATTTAGAGCTAATACTCTATTACAACATTTTATTGAGCCTAATAAAGGCATTAATTCTTCTACTCATACAATACGATTATTAAATAGCGCTACTTTAATGTGTCGTATTGCTGGAACAAGCGGAACAGGTTCTAATGTAGTAGGACTTCATACGCCTATCATCTTATTAGATGAGGCTGGATATTATCCTTGGGGCACTTGGTCTGAACTACAGCCTGTTTTAAATACCTTTCAAAGAGGTTATAAATTATGGATAGCTGGAGTACCAACTGGATTAAGAGAGAATAATGTTCTCTATTATTCAGATGAAATAGATGATACCTTTTCAAAACATCGAACTTCAGCACATCAAAATCCAAGATATTCAGCAGCGGATGAAGAAAAAAATCTAAAGAAGTATGGTGGGGCAGACAGCGAGGATTATACACACTTTGTATTAGGTAGGCACGGCTCTCCAACATACGCCGTCTTCGATAGAAGACTGATGCTTATAAAGACATATCCTACCTATAGAATAAAGTTTTCTGGTATGGAAGTAACAGATACAGGAGATATGATACGCAGGCTTGCTCTTATTCCTCCTATACCTGAGAATGATTTTGTACTTTTAGGTATAGACTTAGGATATACAGAAGATACCGCCATTATGGTATTATATGAGAAAGAAGGCCATTTATATGAGCATGTTCGTATAAATCTTGTAAAGGTTAAATATCCTGACCAAAAGAAATTGATTGATTTTTTGGATACAAGGCTATCTCCTGAGATTATAGGAATAGATGAAAGTGGCCCAGGAAAAGGTTTAGTACAGGATATGCTTTCAAGTGATGAATATGCTGCAAAGCAATACGAGCAAAGAATGTATCCTGTAGACTTTAGCTCATCAATAATATTAGGTGAAGATGAAGAAGGAAAGGAAATAAAGGTAAAGGCTAAACAGCAAAGCGTTACTCTTTTACAGGAATATTCAAATTCTCATAAGATAATCTATTCCACAACAGATATGGAATTAGTTACTGAAATGGAAAGAATGACTTATATTAAAAATCCTACAGGTATGATAACTTATAAAACTCTTACTCCAAGAGGAGGAGAACGAGGAGACGATCATAACACAGCCGCTATGTTATGTGCGGCAATGGCTTATTATATGATGAGAGAGCACGCTTTGATTGGTAGACGACATAAGCCATTATTACGATCAAGATTAGTTATGACAGGAATATAATATGGTAGATAAAATAAAAGCCGAAAAATCAAAACTAGTTAAGACTCGTGCCAAAATTGCTGCTTTTGGACCAAGTGATAGAGGTATATTTACAGACTTGGTAGATAAATTTGCATATGATAAGCATAGTAAATACGAGGAAATAGTTAAGGATTGCAGATTTTTCTTTAGGCATGATCCTTTGGCAGCTACAGTTATAAATAAGTTAGTTGATTTTGCTATTAATGATTTGGTTATAGATACTGGTGGAAAAGCTAAGACTACAGAAGTAGAAATTTATGATGCTCTAAAGGTAGATTTAAAGCCTTTTCTCAGAAAAGCAGCATATGAATATCTTCTTACTGGATTAGTAGTACCCGAGATTAGACTAACTAGAGTTAGAAAATCAGAGCTTAGAAATAAAGGTGTAAGACGATTAGAAAGCCTTCTTTAACCTACAAGTATGTGGGTACGAGATTCTGCCACAATCAATATAAAGAAGCCAAGAATTTCTGAAAAAGAATCTTACTTTGTTAAAATTGATGAGGACCTTTATTACTTTCTTCAATCAAAAGGAACTTATCCTGATGGTACAGAAGATAAAGATTTATATGAAGAGATTATAAGACTTTATCCAGAATTCGTAAATGAAGTTTTAAATGATAATGATAGGCAAGTTCTCTTAGATAATCCTTTAATCATAAAAGGAACAACAACAGAGGATTCTGCATATCCCATTCCTTATCTATTTCCAGCCCTTGAATCCCTAAAACATAAAAGAAATCTTAGACGAATGGATTATTCAATAGCAGCTAGAGTTATTAGCGCTATTCTTCATGTAACAGTAGGAAGTGACGAGTATCCTTTAACAGAAGATCAAGAGGATACTATGGCGGAATTGGAACAGCAACTTCAATGGAGAAGAGGCGTAACTCCTGCTGAAATAGAGAGAGTATTCGCTTTATTTACAAACCATACTGTAGAATTAAATTGGGTATTTCCAGAAGTTGATGCAATGTTGGATAGTGATAAATATAAGTCTGTAAATGAAGATATTATGGTAGCTTTAGGATTTCCGAGAATTTTGATTACTGGCGAGACTGAAAGATCATTTGCTTCCGATCCTCAAATTGCCACAATATCTCCATTACATACTATGGAAAAAATAAGAGAAGCATTGCTTCCTATTGTAAAATTTGTTTTTCTGGAAATGTTAGATCACAATAGAATTTTAGAAGAATATCCATCAATAAAATTTAAGCCATTGAACTTAATGAGTATGTCTCTATTCTTTGAAGGATTAACTTCCTTATATGAGGCGGGCAATCTTTCAAGAGAATCATGGAGTGAGGCATATGGATATGACTTTGTAACAGAACAGAATAGAAGAAAACTAAATGAGGACCTTATAAAGGAGCTTGGTGTTGAGCCTGTTGCCCCATCAAATAAACCTGGGGCTCAGGAAAAACCAGGGGCTCCTAAAAAGCCTCCAGAGGGATAATAATTATGCCAGCAGAATATGAAGCCTGTGTTCGTTCAGAAATGAAAAGCGGTAAGTCTAAACAAGATGCTCAAAGAATATGTGCTATAAGTTTCATTAAACGACATGGTGTAAGTCCACAAAAACTTGATCGTAAGTCGGTCTATGAAATGACTGAGCAGGAGATTTATGAGCTAATTTATGGCAAAAATCGGTCATAATGAGGTATTTAACATAATGAAAAACATCATATTGCCTGTAAATAATGTACAATTTTTATTAGAAAGTAAAGATTTAAAGGAATTTGAGGCCCATGCTGCTATTTCTTTAAATCCTAATGTTGCATGGATGAAGTTTGTTCTGACAGACGATAGAGCAAATTTAAACAGACAGCGTATCCCCCAGGAAGAATTTTCTAATGTTATTAGAACGGGCGTTCATATGCCCCTAAAAATGGCATTAGGAACAATTAGTGAAGGCCATGAAGATACTGTTCCACTAGGAACAATGGCACATCTTCTTCAAAAAGATAATGAAATTATAGTTCTTGCTGCCCTTTGGGAGAAAGAACGAGAGGCAGATGTAGCCCTTCTAAAGCAAAGATTTGCAGAAGGCAAGCCAATAGATATCTCATGGGAACTAACTCATACAGATTCAATAACTGATGATGAGGGAGTTGAAAGTTTTAAAGATGTATCAATGAATGCAGCAACCGTAGTTGGTATGCCTGCTTATGGTGGTAGAACAAATGTTGAGGTTATTGCCTCAAAAACAGGAGATAAAATTATGGAACTTGCTGAACATGAGAAGCTTCTAAATGAACAGAAAACAGATTATGAAGCTAAACTTACAGAGAAACAAACTTCTCTAGAAGCAGTACAGGCTGAACTTACAGCACTAAAGGCAGCTTCGGAAACTGCAACAGCAGAATTAACAAGTCTTCGTGAATTCAAAGCTGCTGTAGAAGCAGAAGAAGCACTTGCAAATAGAGTTAAGGCTCTTCGTGAGAAGCTTACTGCCTCAGGTTTAGAGATTTCAGATGAAGATTTCGCAAAGAAACAGGAAAAACTTCTTGCTATGTCTGACGAACAGCTAGAGTTCTTTATTCAGGAACTTGTTGCATTTGAAGCCGCAGCAAAAGAAGCTGTAACAAAGGAATTAGAAGAAGCATCTATTTCTTTAACTAGTGGCAAAAAGATTCCGGTTATTCGTGCAAAACCTGTAGAGAAAGCAGATACAAAAGATATTCTTTCTCATTTGAAGTCGTTAGATAAAAAGAGTTAATTCTACTCCAAATTGGAGGAGTTTAAATCATGGAAATTAGAAAATATCAAGACATTATTGGTGTAGTTTGTACAGAAGCTATGACAGAAGGACGTATGGTTCGTTTAACTGCTAGAGGAACTGCTGGTTTGGTAAACTTTGGTGGTTCAGACGATCTTCCTGGTGTAGAGCTTCCTGATACACAGGCAGAAGCCGATGAGGCTTTCTATGTTGTAACTTGGCCCGTTTCTAGATCAGAATTTGTTAGAGGTATTCGTTTAGTTCAGCCTCAGCCAGGTGAAGATAACGTGGCTTATGGTCTAAGACGTGGTTTTGGTGGTTCTCCTGATGAGAGTCTACAGGATAATGCTCTAACAGCCTATACAACATATCCTGGTCATCAGGATAGTGTTACTATCCCTGCCGGTTTCCAGGCTCTTGCTTTCGCAAGAGGAACTTTCCGTGTTCCATCAGGCCAGTATATTTATTCTCCTGGTATTGAAAATGCTG